CAAGAGGGTAGACCCTACTAATCATACCCTCAATAAACAAAACCTTATATAAGGAGTAACGTATGCCAGCAGAACAAGTGGTAGTCAAAAGTAGCAAAACTCCAGGAGTAGTGGCAAAGTTCGCCTTCGACTTTGGTGATAACCTTCCAGGCGCAACCAAAAAGTTTGGGGAAGACGTAGTTTACTCTTCCTTTAAACAAAAAGCTAAAACCCGACTGCAAGATTATATTCGCAGTCTGATTGACGCAGGTAAACCTACTGCAGAGATAGTCAAGTTAGGTATTGCATGGATGCCTGGTGTCGCGGCTATAAGACTCCCGAAAGACCCGAAAGAGAAAGCACGTGCACTTCTTGCCAAGCTGACTCCAGAGGAACGTGCCGACTTGCTTAAGAGCCTTAAGTAAATTGGTATAAATTACAATTATAGGTGGGGTATAAAAGCCCCACTTATATAAAGAGGGAGTAAGGTAATGTCAATCAAGATTAAGATAAATGAAGACTCCATAAAGAAATTATTTATAATGACTGGTGATAGAGCAGTACACAATATAAAGATGTATAACCGCTGGCAAGCGGAGTTAGCAAAGGCACGGCATAGAATAATAGACCTTGAGGCTGAAGTAATTGAGGCACACCGTATTAACCTTGAGCTTATAAAGGAGGTAGCCAGTTATAAAGCTGATCATGCTGAACTGGGAGAGGCTTTAACTGAGTGTGAAACTACCCTACTCGAATTAAAGGGGGATAAAAAATAATGACCCTAATACCAACTGACAAACCTTACTTTATTCCAGACGAAAGAATACTGATACAGAGTCCAAGCAGACTTCAAAGTTACATGCTCTGTGCCCGTTACTACTTCTACCGGCAAGTCCTCCAATGGGTTAGAGAAGAGGGAGGTGTATCTTACCATCTCACTGTCGGCACTGCCTGGCATAAAGCGAAGGAGTATTTACGCCTTCATGACCATAAGCAGACCAGTTGCAATGCAGCATTTGACCTCTTCATAGAAACCTTACGTTTAGAAATCCCGTCTGAAATGGATAGCCAAATGGGTGCTAAAAGTCCGGAGGTAGTAAAAACAGCCTTAGCAGAGTATTGTCGTATCTATGACCACAAAGAGTACACGGTTCTGAAAGACGGGACAGAAGTAGAGTTTACAGTAGACCTCGGAGAAGGTAGAGGTATAACTGGCAGACTAGACTGTATTGCCGAGGATAAGTCTGGTAAGCTATGGGTTATAGATGATAAGACCTCTACCAGAGAGACCTATAATTGGGCATTCAGTTGGGAAATGAAGTTACAGATGGTAGCGTACATCTTTGCCGCACAGTGTATCTTTGGCGCAGACACAGTAAGCGGTGCTATAGTAGAAGGTGCATTCTTTAAGAAAAGCGGGACGACCTTTAATAGGGCAATAGTTACCAAGACGAAGGAAGCTATGGCAGTTTGGTATTATAACACTATGCGTTGGTACGACCTATTAATGGACGACTTCGTCATGCTCAATGAAGTTGATAGTGAAGAGAGTAAGGTAATGCAAAGCTTTGCCATGCGGACGGAGAGTTGCGCTTACCATTATGGTAGCCTCTGCCCCTATTATGAAATCTGTACCACCTTCGCCAACCCACTAAACCGTTGTGCTAACCCACCTATGGGCTTTGTCTGCATTAAAGGTGAGGAAAGGAGCTATAAAGGTGAACCTAAGAAAGTATATAAAGACCTTAAACCGACAGGACTGGAGGCGTTGTGATGCTTTTGCACATAACTATAGTAGCAGAAGATTGCCCAATCGGACGTAGTCATTGTATAACTAAGGCTAAGAGATGCAAGTATTTTGGTCAAGTTAGAGATTTCGGTAATGTTATAGAAGCTGACTGTAATTGTATGAAGGACAGTAATAAACGTATTGCAACAGAAGTCGACAAGGTTATTAGAAAGCTCAAAGACTTTAAGGGGGCATTATGACTACTAAAAAAAGAAAGTTATATATAGAGTCTGAGTATGCTATGAACAGAGTACTTGAGGCTGAGAAAGAACTTAAAGCTGGAAACCCTAATGCCGCAAGTACACATTGTATAGCCGCAGTTGGAATATTAGCGGCAGCTATACATAGTAACTCTTATAAAAAAGAAGTAAGATTGTGCCGACATTGTGGAAAGGAGTTATAATATGACCGACACTGCAACATCTAAACCCACACTTAACCGATTACAACGTCCGGCGATACGTAAAGCCAGCCCTACTAAAGCCCTCGACCTCCTACTTAAAGGTTACATGGCAGAGGTAGGACAGGAAGATAGACACCTAAGACTGATACTCCTCGGTGAATATGGCTCCGGCAAGACCTGTGCAATACGTACCTGCCGGTCTCCAATCCTTATAGACTCCTTTGACCCAAGTGGAACGGAGAGTGCATTACTCACCCCAGACATTGAGAGTCACAGGATTCTACGCATGACTAAGTTTGAAAAGGAGCAACCGGATAATCCAAAGGTGTTTCAAGAGTATCAGTCCCACTTTACACGTCTCAAAGCGTCCGGTATATTTAATAAAATCGGCACTTATTGTATCGACAGCCTTACTACTTTAGGGGATGCAGTGATGTATAAGGTGATGGTAAATACAGGGTTGTCAGCATTAGATGTACCAGAGCAAAGGCATTATTTAAAGCAACAGTTATACCTTATCAATATTGTAAAGAATTGGACTACACTCCCCTGCGATGTAGTAGCAACAGGACATTTACTACCGGAGAAGGATGAGAAACGTGGTAGGATTGTTTATAACATGATGATAACAGGTAAATTGACAGTTAAAGTTCCACTACTGTTTCAAGAGATTTATATAATGCACGCAACGAGAGTACAAGGTGGGATGGAGTATAAGTTTCAAACGTCCAGCGATGCACATTATAAAGCAAGGACTAAGATGGGCGCAGGTAAGTTTGACTTTTACGAAAAGGCTGATGTTAAAGCACTGCTTAGGAAAGCTGGTAGAGAGGCAGAGGATTTACCACCATTAGAGGTAGCAGAAAAGGAGGGGGAAAGTAAAGATGGCACTGATAAGGATTGAGTTTATTAACCCGCCACGTGGTAGGAGAGTGTGTATTGCTTATATACCACACCAAAGTATAGTGGATATACGGGAAGTAAGAGGTGGAACGTCAGTCCACTTCGAGAACTTTGACACTAAGACTTGTAACATTAGTGCATACTTCACAAGAGAATCTCCAGACGGTATAGTAAAACGTATAAGGAGACAGATACACAACGACAGCATTTTCTTTAATAAATTCCCACTTACAAAGGAGGATAAAGCGGAGTATTAAGTTTTTAGTAACTTAACAGTGTAGTATTAACCAACCCACCACTAATCAAAAAGGAGAAGTAGATGCCAAAAGATGAAACCCAGTACGAGGAAAGCTTTGTAGACGACACAGTTGACGACCTTGTCAATGAAGTATTTGAGGAGAATTTCGATGATGTGTTTGAGGAGACTCTCCTACCCAACGGCGAACATGAACTTATCATCCTAAGTATGAAGATGAAGGCTGGTAAGAAACATCCGGAACGTAGGATGATTGCTGTTACCTTTGAAGCAACGCAAGAAGAGACAGCTAGTGAGATACGCGACTTCGTCCTGTTCGAGAATGCAAGTCTTGGTGATACCATTAAGACAGCCAACAGGTTTAAGACTAAACGTATGAACTTCTATATTGCATTCAACATAGATACAAGTTCCGGTATGTCTCAGGCTGTTTGCGATGAAAGTATCGGTAATACAGGCTTTGCTATACTTAATACTGATGACGACCCGAAGTATGGTAAGCAAAATAGGGTTAGAGAGTATAGCGCAGGGAAGTAGAGGTAAGTAATATAATAGGCAGAGTGGTGGCGGAATAGGTAAACGCTTTTATTAGGTTAATGGTGCAAACCTTTCATGTAAAGGAAATGACTTAACTGAGGCTTGTTCGGATTCCCAAAGCCAAGTAGGGGACGCCTGAAAAGGAGACCGTGGAAGCAGTAGAATGCTCCAACATGCGGGGTGCAAATCCCTGCCCACTCTGCTTTTAAAACTTAACTATAAGGAGAACAGTATGGCAAAAGGAAATGCCCCACCCAGACTTACCATCCGCATTACTCACGAGCAACGGAAAGCTTTAACAGACCTTATCCCCTGGGGTATGCAAGATGCAATCCTCAATATATTAATAGACGACCTTATCACCGTTATGCTTAAGGCAAGTAGAGAAGGACAGTTAAAGATGCTTACTTCGGCGTTGATAACTAAGTCTATAACCTTAGACGAAGTCGGACCAAACTTTATAAAACTAAAAAAGGATGCAGGGGTACCAGACTGATGGACTTCACTGCCCTAAGACAACCATTTCTAGACTTATCCCCAACCGACAAATTAGCACTAATTCTAGAGGTGCGTAACAATAGGCTTTTGCCTAGTAAGAAGGTTAAAAAGAAGAAGGCACCTGTAAGACAAAAACGAGCGTTAGAGATGCTGCAATCCCTAAGTATAGAAGATAGGCAAACCCTTTTAAGTGAGTTAGAGAATGAAAATACATGATGTAGCAATAGAATCAATACACGTAAAGGATAGAGCACGACAAGAGTTTGACCGCAGGGCATTAGACGAACTTAAGGCGTCGATAAAAGAGGTAGGGTTACTAAACCCCATAGCGGTGTATGAGAATAGAGACAGGACTATTAGTGAAGCGCATGTACTACTCGCTGGAGAACGCAGACTTAGGGCATGTAAAGAATTAGAGATGGCTACCGTAACGGTGCACATCCTGCCTGGGGACTATACTAAATTGTCCGCCAAAATGGTAGAAGCGGCAGAGAACTTTTATAGAGAGGCACTGACGGCTGAGGAAAGGGTGTTGCTAGTAAAGGAAATTCATGAAGAACAGGTTAGAGTGTATGGTGAGCGCATTGCACCACACGATAAAGATGGTTGGAGTCAGAAGGATACTGCTAAATTATTAGGTGTATCAGCTGCAACTGTCAGTCTGGAACTTCAAGCTGCCAAACTTATTGAGCAACACCCAGATATGGCAACTTTAGAAGGGGTGAAGAAGAGTGATTTAATATCTGCGTTAAAGGATTTAAAGACGGATGCCGCGTCAGCGAAGTTGAATGTAGAATTGGAGAGTAGGGCTAAAGAAAGTAAGGATATAGCTACACGTAATATGGCAGATAGGCTGGTTGTGATTCCATCGGGGGCTGCTTTATTAGGCTTACCTGAAGCGGAGTATGATATTGCATTGGTAGACTTCCGATTGCGTCCTGAAGGTGTGGTTGAGTCAGAAATGTTTGAAAAGGTCTTCCACTCCCTTAAGCCAAACTCCTGGCTTCTGTCCATAGGTTGGGATGGCGCTACAGCCTGGAAGACTAAAAACTTCTACATCCGTTACTGCTTCGATACAATACCTAGAACACCATCCGTCCATGAACTCGCACCAGACATTATTTCCGCCTATTATACTGCCAAGGGTAATCCTCAGTTATACAAGCCTGGGACTAAGAATATGTTTGGCATCTTTGCACGGAATGAGTGGATTGGTGATAAAAATTTGTACCTTAAATTGTTAGAAGCATTTACTTATCCTGGGTGTAAGCTATTAGTGCCATTCGTCTATAACGGACTTGAACTGCTAACCGCTGCGCATTTGGGTATAATACCAACTGGCTATACTCATGACATAACAGTACGGAATGTCTTTCTAAGACATATAGCTGAGGGGTTTGATTTAGATTCTAAACAGGACCTTTGATAAGGAGGTTGGTATGCGTATAGAAAATGATTATGGAGTAGTGGCTGGGGATGTATGTGGAAGAAATGGTTGTGCTGGAATCATAGACGAGCATGAAAAAAGAGGTTGTAGTTGCCATATAAATCCACCATGCTCCGCTTGCACAGAGCCGAGGGGGTATTGCCCAGAATGCGGATGGGATGAACGCAATGAGATAGAAGTAGAAGATTGGCAGCGTATGGACGTGGAGGTAGACATTGGTAGGATAGAGAAACACCTTTTCAAGCGAACCTTAGATAGTACCAAGATTGATTACGTTATAAAAGGGCATACGCACTTTTCACAGATATGCGAAGGTGTATATCCCTTAACAGCGACGCAGGACGATGTACGAAAAGTAGTGCGCGGGACATTTGGGGGTAGGTTTGTATATTTCTGTGACGGCAAATTCAAATACATTGCGTACACTGATTAGGGTGGATGACGTACGGGCAACTATTAACAAGGAGGCAAATTGCGACTGCTTATCATAGCAATAACTATACTATGGGCAACAGAAGTTTTTGCACCGAATGTTTACTATACGGAGGCTTGTTTTGATATGATGGAAGAAAGAATTGAAACCCTGCGAGATATAAGAGTAACTAAGCTAAAAATAGACATGTATCTCCAGGCAAAGTCTACCAAAAAACGTACTGGTTTTGCTAAAATAGCATGGGATAATGCTGTAATGGAAATTACCGATGCCATCTATTCCGCTTCCAAGAAATACGACCTCAGCACACCTCTCATCATGGCTATTATCGAGACCGAAAGCTCGTGGAGACCGGATGTTACTGGTGAACAGGGTGAAGCCGGTTTAATGCAAATAAAGCAGCAGTGGTGCCCATATTTTTTACTCACATACGAGACTGCATACAATATTGATATAAACATAGACTATGGCTCTTGGAAAATTCGGCACGAGCTTGACTTTGCAGATGGCGACCTCGATAAAGCTCTCATGGAATACAACGGCGTGAAGAAAAACATCAAGGCTGGCAAGACATACGTGGCGAAAGTTAGGGCAACGATGGCACGGATAAACAGTTTTATGACTAGGAAGTGATATGACAGTCAATAAGTTTCTAATACTCTTAGTTATATTATATATACTATGCACTATCTTAGTCAAGCTTATGATTTATCAATGGACGCACCCAGTACAATTAGCAATAAATGGACCAAGAAGTATTGGTGCATGGGCAGTTCTAGTATGGATGGCTATAATGTTTATCATAAGTTGGATTATTCTTTGGTTCACAGACAAGGAGGATTAAAATGCTATACCTTACAGCAGCACTCACGCTTATCTACGTTCTACTTATAGGTATATCAGAGGGTATGACAATGATAAAGCCTATGGACGCACGTTTTTCACTTATATGGGATGAAGGCATTAGAAGTCATGTCTGGTTTAAATACTACCACATAAAGTTTGCGCAGATTATCTTTAGGGCACTTCCGATATCCATAGGCTACTTACTCTCTCGTCTTAATTGGCGATTCTCCACTCTATTCTTCCTCGTTGGCACTCTAGGTTTATGCTGGCAGCTGTTAGAGTCCTTCTACTCATGGACCCGTTATGCCGACTGGCTACCAGAGAGTGAAAACTTTATGGGAATATATAGGATGTATAACGTACCAAGGGTAATAATTATTAGAGTTGGCATTTCCGCACTCTTAATACTATCTGCATTTATACTTTGAAAGGGGGAGGATTAGTAATGAAAGTCGAACATGACGGCAACCCATTTGAGGGTGTAGTATGGGCATTGTTAATTACCACTGTTAGTGTAATAGTAATATGCGTGTTGGTAGAGGTATTAAGATTCCTATTCTAAAGGAGGTATAATGACTAGCAACCTAAAGCAATTACTCTCACCACTCCGCTGGATGGGTGCTAAACGGCGGCTCGTACCACACATCTCTAAGTATATCCCGCCCGACACGCAATTCTTATGCTGTCCATTCTGTGGTGGCTGCAGTTTGGAATTCAGTTACGCAGATAGAGGGGTGAAGGTTTATGCGTCTGACAGCTCAGAGTTATTAATAGACTTTTGGAAGACAGTGCAAAGTAATCCAGAAGAACTGGTAGATGTGGTAAAGAAATATTTCTTGCCTATGCCGCCCTCTACCTATTACTGGGCAAAGAAAGAAGTTAGGAAATTAAAGTCAAACACCTTTAGAACTGCCATGTTTTACGCAATTAATAGAGCATCCTTTAGTGGAGCAGGACTAGATGGTGGGTTAGAACCTGGGCATCCTGATTTAACGGTAGAGAAGACGGAAAGATTATTGAGTGTAGACTTGAGCAATATACTGTTTACTCACTGCTCTTTTGAAGACGCGTTGGGGCAACACCCAGACGTATGGCTATATCTAGACCCGCCATATATGGGTATAGACCTAAGTTTTGGCGAGGATAATATAACTGGTAGTAACTTTGACCATTTGGGTTTAAGAGACCTACTAAAAATGCGTGGTAAGTGGGTATTGTCCTATGACAACAACCCTACAATACTCCAACTCTACGCAGGTTATAAGATTAAATTCCCAGACCTTACATACGCCACCAGAAGTAAGAGTGGTACAGGCAGTAGGGATATAATCATTTTAAGTAATGACATCGAAGGAGGATGAGTTATGGCCGAACTACTCACAGAGCAAAAGGATACGGAACTATTACAGAAGGTGGCAGCAGGTACAGTAGATAGAGTGATGAGGCGGAATGCACCTTTGGGAAAAGTAGGTAGATGGCAAAAGCTAAATGTGTTTACTATGATAGAACACGCATTCGACCACCTCTTTGGTAGACCAAGTCGAGAAGACCTTGAGCATGCACTAGTCCGATTAACTATGGCATTAGCTATTTTAGGTGAAGCCGGTGAATTAGACTGGGGTATGCGCCCAGTAAAGGAGGATAAGCCATGAATAAATCACCTAAACAAAAATTCCAATTTGAGAGGGAGTTTCACTTGCATGGCAGTCTGGCCAGTATGCACGGCAGCCTTTGCCATATAATAGGGACTGCCCCCTTAACGAACGCAGAGAGAAAAACATTAACAGACTGCGCAAAGAATTTAGAAGTGACTTTGGGCTGTTTTGAGTCGGAGACAGAAGTATTAAGGGGGGAGTTATAATGCCACCCAACATATTCATACTAATCATTTCCTGCACTTCTATAGGCGCGTCAATAGGGGCTATCATTGGCTTTGTTGTAGGTAGATATAAAAAAGAACTTAAGGAGTTATAGTTATGTTAAGATGTGGAAATTGTATATACTATGAGGCTGACAGTACAAATAGAGCAGTTGGCTATTGTAGACTTTATCCACCTATGCCAAGTGGTAGAAGTCCATACCCTTATGCTACTAGAGTAGCGGCCACAAGTTGGTGCGGCCAAGGTGAGGAGATAGAAGTCTATAAAAAGAAAAAGCACCAGATGCAAGTAAGGGCTGCAAGCTTTCTTGGCGTAGTCTTTCCGGAAACTACACTCCCAACTGAAGAGGAAAAGGTATGACCTATAAATTCACTGAAGGCACTCCTACTGCAAAGATAGCATTCGTAGGGGAGGCTCCAGGTGAGATAGAAGCTAATACAGGCAGAGCATTTCACCCCAAAGCGCCAGTAGGTAAATTAACCACCACTCTCCTTGCGAGTGTAGGGCTATCAAGGAGTGATGTATACTTCACCAACGTTATTAAAGAACGCCCTGGTAAGCGTAGTAATGACCCAAAGGATTTCATAACCTTCAATGCCCAAGGTAAGGTGAACTATACCAGCCCTGAATTTCAAGAATACTTAAAGATATTAAAAACCCAACTCTCTAAGTGTAAGGCTAATGTAATTGCCGCGGTGGGTAATATAGCTGTCCACGCCCTTTGCGGCTACGAGAAGCCTATGGTATCCAGGCGCAGGGGGTCTATACTTGAGTCCACTCTACTGCCAGGCCGGAAGGTTATACCAATAATACACCCAGGTTCTGCGGTAGGCGTGAATGGACAGTATAGAGACTATTACATGCGCTACCCTATAATGCGAGACTTGCAGAAGTTAAAAAGAGAGAGTGCGTTTCCAGAGATAAAGTTACCAAAGCGTACCTACCTCATTGCACCATCCTTCTTAGAAGCTATAGATTATATAGACCAAGCTAAAGGGGGTAAGGTTTTCTCTTTCGACGTCGAACTTGCGAATGCAGAGATAGACTGTTTGGCTATTGCGGTCGCGGCAGACTTAGTTATGTGTATACCCTTTGTGCAAGATAGGCAGAGTTACTTCTCCCCAGGACATGAAGTTGAAATATGGACAGCTTTAGCAGAATTGTTCACCACCCCTGGTATTGCAAAGATAGGTCATAATGTAGCCTTTGACGCGACCTTATTATATCGAACGTTGCATATAATGCCAGTAGGTTTAGAAGATACTATGGTAGCAAGGCGTATTGTAAAACCGGACCTATTGAAAAAGCTAGAGGTCGCAGTAGCGGACTATACCAACGAACCATATTATAAAGACGAAGGTGAGAGGTGGAGAGACCCTACTATTACAGATGAAGTATACTGGATGTATAATGCTAAGGATGCAGCAGTTACCTTTGAGATAAGCCACCCCTTAGCAGTAGAGTTAAAAAGGCAACACAATGTGCAGACGTATAAGAGACAAGTTGGAATCTTACCTGCGCTAATCTATATGATGGTTAAAGGTTTAAAGATGGATGCACCGCTTCTGAAGCGTGAATACGACCGTTATCATGTAGACATTGCTGAGTTAGAAGTAGAATTAGAAAAGATTGTAGGGTATAAGTTAAATTTCAACAGCCCTAAGCAGGTTATCAAATATTTCTATGGGGAACTTGGTATCAAACCTTACCTTCATAAAGGTAAGATTACTACAGACGTAACAGCCATGAAACGTTTGGCAAGTAGAGGTTTTAAAGAGGCGTCTATAATACAGGAAGTGCGGTCATTGCGCACCACTGCCAGTACATTCTTAGACGTAACCTTGGACGACGACAACCGTTTGCGTTGTTCATGGGACCCAGTGGGTGCGGCTACTGGTAGGCTATCTAGTTCCAAAAGGATAGACACAAAGACAGGCATGAACCAGCAGAATCAACCGACAGTTACTAAAATGGCTATGCTCGCAGACGATGGGTATATGCTATACGAGTTGGATAAGGAACGTGCAGAGAATATGATTGTGGCATACTGTGCACCTGAACCACTTATGATTTCTGCCTTTGAGAATGGGGTAGATGTGCATAAACAAACTTACGGCTTAATGTTTAACATACCTATTACAGAAGTGAGTGATGTTAAAGGTAGCTGTGGCTTAGGTACTGGTAAGGACTCGCAAAGAGATTGGGGTAAGAAGAGTAATCACAGCCTTAATTACGACTTGGGCCCAGATGAATTCCGACTGCGTTATGAATGCACTCTCCAAGAGGCTAAGTTACTAATCTCTAGATACCACGCAATTTATCCTGGAGTTCGAGCCCACTATCACGCATGGATACAAAATCAGTTAGGCAGAGATAGGACTATAACCAACTGCCTACCCTTTGCACGTAATAGAGTCTTCCTCGGTCCGTGGGGCAGAGAGACCTTTAAAAAAGCCTATTCACACTTTGCCCAATCTACTGTAGGCGACCTTATAAATGAATGCGGGTTAAGGTATCTATCGCAGTCGGGGGAGTTAAAAGAAGTAGAGTTATTAAACCAAGTCCATGACAGTATTATTATACAGATACCGTTAACCTCAAGTTGGACTATCCACGCAAAGTACATCAGGAAGATAGTTGAGTCACTAGACGTGCCTTTGAGCTTCCGGAGTACAGAGTTTGTTATCACCACTGGTGTTAAAGCTGGCTTAAGATTTGGAGCTGCAAAGAAGGTAGACCATTATGGGAAGACTGATATTGAGGTTGGTAAATTGTTGCAGGGGATATATGAGGGAAGTTTAGAATATGACCTTAAACAGGGGGAGGTAGTGGAAGATGCCTGAGTTGGATAAGAAGATAAACTGTACAGTATGTGGAAAGAGTACGACGTGGGGTGAGGCAAGTTCAGGGTTTGACATAGTGGTATGCCCTGACTGCCAGAGTAAATTAATAATGTTTTTGCGGGATATGGTAAGAAGGGGGAGATAACGGAATGAAACCGAACTTTTTTTGTACGGGTAAGGACCAAAAGGACGTGGCATCTGTAGGCTCTATTGACGATGAATTAATAAAGAGGTTAAGTAACCTACAAGCGTTAAAGAAGTTAAAGCTGTGGAGGACAGGGATAGCTAAGTTGAGCAATAGTTTTACTGACGCGGCTTGTAAGGGTAAAATAGATAGGCGAACTGGGGGAGAGGTATGAGCGACCGCGTCCTCCCAGACTGGATTGATACCTACTTAGAATACACCGACAACACAGAGCCACCATATATGTTCAAACAATGGGTGGCTATTAGCACGGTCGGTTCCCTACTACAGCGCAAATGCCAATTAAATTGGGGAGACTTTGAGGTCTTCTTCCCTAATATGTATATAGTATTAGTCGCCCCACCTGCAAAGGCTATGAAGGGGACGGCGATAAGACCAGGCTTAGACTTCTTGAAGGAAGTAGGTATCAATCTTGCAGCAGATGTTACTACTAAAGAAGCTTTAATACGTGCCTTATCTACTGCCACCGATTCTGGCATAGGTGATATAGAAGAAGGTATACATTTTGAACACTCCAACCTGGTTATAGTAGCGCCAGAATTAACAGTATTCACCAGCTATCAGAATAGTGATTTGATGACTTATCTTATCGACTGGTATGATTGCAAAACGCCTTGGACATATGACACTAAACATCAAGGTACGGATACTATAGAAGGCATATGGGTTGCCCTATTAGGTGGTTCTACCCCAGACCTTATCCGTGAATCTATGCCTACTACCATTGGTGTAGGTGGCGGGCTTACCAGTAGAATTATATTTGTTTATGAAGAACGTAAGGAGAAGATAGTTATAATACCCTCTCTTACCCACGCGCAGAGGGTACTTAAAGAAAAGTTAAAAGACGATGCTAATAGAATTTATGCCATGCACGGACAGTTTAAATACACTAAAGAGTTCCTAGAGCATTATACTGAATGGCGTATAAAGGGTGAGGAAAATCCACCATTTACAGACAGGTGTTTAGAAGGTTATTGCGGCAGACGGCATGTACATTTACTCAAGATGTCTATGATTCTAAGTGCGTCCAGGAATAGCGATATGAAAATAACCGGTGGCGATTTTGACAGAGCAGTAAAGATACTTGTAAAGACTGAACTTAAAATGCCATTGGTGTTTAGTGGTGTAGGTACTAATCCTCATGCAGCAGTGCAGACTAGAATAATGCGTTACATTGCGAATAATAAGGAGGTAGACTTCTATGAGATAATAAGAAGTTTCAGGATGGACGCAGAACCAATAGTTATAGAGAAGATTTTAATGAGTTTAGATAAGAGTGGCTATTGCTCTATAGCATTTGTAGGACCGAAAGAGAATCGTAAGCCTATTGTAACTTATGAAGAGGGGTAGAGATGGCAGAAAGACAGGTATACTTTCATCCTCGTGCCTGTGGAAAGGTACACCTTCTTGAGAGGTTGATGAAAGGCAAGAAGTGGGCTATTATGTTACCACGTAAGCATGGAAGAACATTTCACCCAATAAGAGACGCACTCAATCGAGACTGGGCTTGGAAACAGTTGAAGTCACGGCAGGAGTGGAAATGCGTAAGGCTGGAATGGAAGGGGGAGGACTGATATGGAGACAGTTAGTATGACACTAAGTGAGTTATTAGGCATAACTTTAATAATTCATAAAGGTGTACCACCCAATACAGTTATTTTAGTAAATAGTGAAGGCGAGTATGCAATCTTAAAGAATATAAAAGTGGAGGAAGGTAAATGAACGAAGAATTATTAGACTTAATACACTCCCTATTTTGTTTCAAAGACCATCCTAGGAAGTGTAAGTATAATACCGAAGCACAGAGGGTGGATGGAATGGATTTGCCAGACCATGAATACTGGCAGCTATTTGCAAAGACCCTTCTGGGGAGTTGTGAAGCAGAGACCTACGATGATTTAACTGACCGTCTAACAGAGGCAGCAGTAATAATAGGCACGATTACCACTCGTACTGCCGTGCCTATATTGGCTTATATAACCGCCGCACTCGAAGCAGGTAGTCCTACTGCGTTTGCTGACCAACTAGAGCCTCTCGACTCGCCCCCCGAGTCATGCTTGCCAAAGCTTTCCGAAAGCGAGGAGTTATAAAGCCAGGGATTACCCTTGCAACCCTTTTAAGGTCAGCCTTATCTGCAACTCCTGCTATTGTATACCGGTCATAAAACCTTATCGCCCGTATCTCTGGGCTATCACTCTTAGCAGATACCCACCAACCACGGTCAGGTATCTTAGCTAGAGTGTTATGCAATTTAACCCTACTTACTAGTCTGGGTTTGTCTATAATAGGTTGCTTCCTTATAAAGGTTAATACTTCCTTCTTACGTTCGGCAGTCGGGTCGTCAACGTATAACCCAGTAAGTCTATCCAACTCTCTATTCTGATTGATATTTTTACTGGCCTCCTCTTCACGCAGGCCAAACACGTTAGATAAAATTCTATTACGTTTATCTGTCGTACCCACAAAACCTTTTACTACTGACAAGTCCTTATACACTACTTCGTGCATAGTCCGTTCGCGTTCCTCTGGTGACATTGCACTAAGCAACTGCTCTGTTCCATACCCTACCAGGCTGACAAATGGGTTAGATGGGGAGACTAGTGAATTGGCTGCAACCTTTAAACGTACAGGCGATGCGCCAGTAAATGCACCAAGCATACGATACAGATGCGGAGTAGATGCTTTATACTCATCACTCATTTTACCCTTCGCACCTTTCCATATCTCTTCACCACGCCACATATCATAGTTACTCATTAAGGCAATCATACTACGTAAGGTAGATGGCATATTTCCTGGGTCTATATTTAATACGTTAATAATCTGCCCAGCTGCCTTACTTGCAGCGGCAGGGTTAACAGGCTTACCCATCCCCCACCTTAATAGCTGTTCCGTTACGTATAAGATGGGTCGTAATGGTTGGTCTTTCCTTATCTTTAGATAGTGTCTACCTGTACTACCATCCTTAGTCCTATATCTCCAGGGAGTCATTATAATAAAGTTGTTCATTTTGTCATAGTCTGATACCTCTTCATACTCATCATACATCATATTAGCCGCGGCAAGTGCCATAGAGGTCATAGCTAATTGCCCGAATTTAATAGCAAAGTCCTTAGGGTTGTTAGTTACATATCTTGCTGCTGCCCTAGTACCTGCTACAGCCGCACTAAGATATGGTATAACTTGATCTAATGCCTTAACCCATGTCCCACCTTGAGAGTAATCTAGGGACGTTCTAGATATATACGCAGCCTTTTCAATCTGTGCTTTTGTGGCAGTATCCCAAGTCACACCCATCTTTGTTAATTCACGTTGAGACTGCGCCACCCTACTCCATGCTTCTGTAAATAGACCTAAACGACTTAAATGTTGTTGAAGGGTGGCAAGTTTAGTACCCAATCCAGTTTTGTACAAACCTTGAGCGGTAAGGAACTCTTGATTAGCACCTGCGTCAGCCCACTTTGAATACGCACCTCTTCTATGCCACACGTCACTAGCAGTAGTCGCAAGGTCAGACGCCAGTTGAGCTACACCCTTAGGCAGACTTTTATTATAAGTATTAGTAAACATTATAATCCTGCCCCAATCCATAGGTGGGTTATAAAATAGGTGGAAGAAAGGGTTGATACCTGTGGCAAATAATTTAACCACTTTAACGCCACTATAAGTGTTCAACCACTTTAATAAGGCGATATTAGTAAGGGCATTACTCCCAGTCCACTGTGCATGTAGCTTATCGGGCATCCAGGTCTCGAAGTTCTTACCATTAGCTCTGCCCACAACCTTCTTTCGATGTTCAGCTATATCAGTACCTTTCGACAGTCTCCCTGGACCAAATCCTGGATTAGCCTTTGTATACTCATATAGTCCAAGGTTGGCAATGTTGCGCACTACTGTTTCATATGCTTTAGTAGTATATTGCGCTAATAGACTACGTGTGGCTACCGACCGCAGCGCATAGCTACCCTTCTTACCCTCTTTTAATGGGTCTACTGGATTATCTTTATTTAAATGGTCGGCAGTAACATAATCCTGGTGCATTAATAAATCTCTATACTCCTTTTTGCCGTAATACCCGGAGGTATATACCATATCTAGCAATTCTCTAGTAGTCTGGAAGTATAAATTAGCCCTACCTTCATAGAATGCAAAGTCTTCCGGGTCCCAATTAGCTAGGTATTCTTCAAGGTCTGCTCTTTTTATACCCTGTCTTATCTTGTACTTTACTGCCATCTCTCTATTAACTGACTTCTTTTTGGCCGCGTCTAGTCTGCTAATCAAGTCACGTGTTACAAGCATTTTACCTAACCTACGCTCACCATGTCCATCTAACCCGCCATATATCTGTGGCATAATACCATTAAGAAACTTAACAGTCCTACTACTTGCACCTGCTACTAATTCTAATTTTTGTATAACTTCGGCGCCTGCTTCTTTATCACTCCCTCTACGTAGGAGGGCTTTAACTGTACCTTTACTATCCCAAGTACCTTCTCTGAGATTGTCATACCACCCACCTTCAACCCGCTTCTGTCGGGCATCTTCAGCTCGCTCGGCGTCTAGATACATCTGGTCTACTTGGTCTGTTCCATGTGTAGCTTTATCCCTGGGTATAGGGGATTCGGTAAGGATTGTTCTAGTCTGTTTAGTAAGAAGCCTTTGTGCCGTAGCCCGTGCTATTTCTTCTGAGCTACTAGCTTGTGTAGCCGCAACACGTAACTTAGCAATATAATTTTCAACCTTAGTTTTAACGTCTGGGTCTAAAATGGCGTCGGCGGCGTACATACCTACTATATCAGCAGCCGCTTCTGGACCTGTTTGGTCACTATACTTTCCTAACTCTGTCTCTAACGCGTCTAGCTCTGGGTCAAGTTGACCTACTCTATCTCTATAAGCGTGGTACATTTCATGGAATATAGTATTAAGTGTTATATTTGGGGACAAGTTAATAAAGCCAGCTCTAAGTAGTGCACCTCTAGTACGGTTCTCAAGTGGATAGTACGCCCCATAAAATTCTTCATTATTTTGGTCACGCATCATTTCCTTCACCATGTTTATCTCAGACACCATGCCAGTATCCTTTGCAGCCTGTAAGATACGTTGCACCTTTGGGTCGTCAATAGGGAACTCGTCAGTCATGATATTAAAGGGACGTCTTTTCTGCCCTTCTATATTTTCTGGAGTATTAAGGGTTATAAATATATCTTCTATTCCGTCAACAATCTTTCTTATCTTCTGTATTACACCTGCTTGGTCTGGCACAAGAATAGTATCATCTCCGAAGGTAACAGCAAAGCCTTCACCCTCAACCTGCACACTGATTGGCATTTCCGCACCCGTTAGCCCGCTCCCCCCTTTAGTGCTTGGTACCTGTAACGTCCCTACAACACCTTTCTCACTCACCTCTTGCATAAAGGCATCTTCGTCTACTATCCTTGTAGTAAGGAACTCTCGATTCAAGCCAATCATTAATTGAAATTCAGGCTTTAAGCCCCTTAATCTGCCCTTTTCAGGGGTGCTGAAAGGCATATTGGATTGAGCATCCAACCTCTCTGCCTCTGCCTCTGGATTGCCCTTAATCTTCTTTACCAATGGAGTCCTATTTAGGCTTTCAACAGGACCTGACATATTAGTAAGTCCGGCACCTGCCCCACCTAACAGCAATCCACCATAAGCATTCATTGCCAGTCTATCCCATACCTCCTTAGCCTCAGGTGTTTTATACCCCAATGCCTGCCCTATTATCTGTACACCTTCCTGCATTGTCTCAGTAGAACCCTCCATTATTGCCTGGGTTACAGTCCTAGCAAATCTACCTTTAATAGCTTGACTAACACCCTTGCCAAACACTTCGTTGATACCTGCTAAGTCTAATGCGCCAGATATGCCACCGACAACTACGGGCATAACACGCTTATATACGAAAGGTACTTTCTCACCACTCTCAGCTTCGTGGTCGGCAATAGCCTGCACTGCATTGCCAGTTGCAACGCCACTATACAATAACCTCAACGCCTTCTTATTAGCTAACCCCTTAAGGCCGAGTAAGGCAAAGGTCGGACCCTGTTCCATAACCAGATTGTACGCACGTATAGGATTTAAATACCCTGTTAAACTTTCCGGTGCTTGGGCATATTTACCAGTTGCTTGTGGTATTCTCCTTCTCACAGCATTATCTACAGTGTTTGCAGCAAGTATAAAATCTTCACTGCCAGGCATCCAATCGCCGTATAAATCGCCAGTATACTTCTCTATAGTCTCCTCACTAGGTGCCACTGCGGCTATAGCACGCCATGTGTTAGTAGCAAAGCCGATAGGCATTTGCGTTACACCTCTAAGGATTGAACCGAGTGGGCCACCAAGGCTGTCCTTCTCTTCCGTTTTTGCAGTGGGTATCGCAACCTTCTTCGGTGTAGGTATAGCATCGTTTAAAAAGGTTTGATACATCTTAGTTCTAACATTCGGTTTTAACTGCTCCCATCTAGGGTCAGCAACGAAATGCTTATTGAAGTAGGCATCAGCTGTCCTCTGCTTACCCTCTGTGCCAAGTGCTTTAAACCTGTTATCTGTAGAAATGTTTAGCCAAGACATTAATTTCTCCCAAACAATATATCCTGTTGTATACCATATAAGTTAAACAGCGCAGGTAGAATGCTTTTAACCTTACGACCAGTAGTACGCTTAGTAGGTGTTTTAGTATCAGTACTAGGGCGTAGCTTAGGAGTTACTTTGCCTCCAACAGGTTTAAGCCCTAATCCACCACCTTCTATCTCACCTGCTCTACCTTGCAAGTCTGCAAATTCATCACCTGCATCAAGAAGCTGTTCGGTAAACTTGTCTGTAAGTGCGGTATAAGCATCCTCGTAAGCAGAGATAAGGTTTTCGTCAGAGGGGGCAGCACCTTCACCCAGTACACCACGCAAGTCTGACTCGGCATCACCAGTCGTCTGACGGAGGAAATCTCTAAGCACTGTTATTGCCATACCACCTGCTAGCTCACGTGCCTTAGCTGACAACTCTTCCTCTGTAAGCTTTCCAACTTCTCTTTCATGGCTGATAGTCAATCTAGCTTGCTTACCAGACTCTTCAATACCCATGTTACGCCACATACCCTGAGCAGCAGTGAGGTCTAAGTCTTGTTGCCCTTTCTGCGCTAACATTGTTTTATCGGTAGCAACTTTAGTTTCATAGTCCGGCACCATACCTGCTGTCGTCCTCTGAAGCTGCTCAGTTCCAGCTAATGTCCGCGCTATCATAGCATTCTTTTGCTGAAGGTTTATAGACATCGTGAGAATTTTTTCTACCAAACTTTGCGTTTTAGCAGCTCTGTCTAATTGTGCACCCTTACGTGCCTCAATGTCAGACATCATCATGCTTACATCTTGCATTGGTAGAATGCCACTTTCGGATATCTGGTCCAGTGGTATTCCAGCAAGCAACTTCTTAAACGTAACATCCTGCGCCTTACTAACCGCCATCTGCGAACCCAGCTTACCCATCTGTGCAAAGGGTGCGTTCTGATGCTGACCTGCAATAGCCTGAGCGGCTTGACCTAGAGCAAAACCTAACCTAGGCATAGGCTGAGTGGCCTTACTCCACCAACTCTTCTGCCCTGTATTACCTAAAGGCAATTCAGTCGTGCCCACTGCTTGATTACCTGCAAGCTGTCCTGCTACGTCTCTTGTACTTGTGCCTGCCCTTGGGTCCCAATTTAATGGCATAACTTACCCCCTATATTAATTATTATTTATATCAATACCACCTA